GTACTCAAGGCCGAACAATGCGTTAAGTCCGGGAAGCAGTTCTTTGAGTAGTTGTGCGCGTGAAATTGCCATTTCTTACTCCTTAGACACCAGTGGTGTTGTTGTACTGGTGTGTGTTGATTTTCACCAACAGCTCGGTGTAAGTGTCAGCCGCAGTAGCGGTTTCTGGCACAACATCAATCACCCGAATTGGAATAGTCGCTGTAGTTCCAGCACCTGTCAGGGTCACAGCGTAGGCAGAGTTACCAGTAACGGTGTTGCCAGCATTGAGAACCAAGGCCAAGTTAGTGCCTACTACGGTGCGACCGGCGGAACTCATGGTTGTTCCAGAAGAAACAACAGCCACTTTGAAAAGTGCTTGCTGGTCATCTACAACATACGCATAAGCCAAGTTGGTTGCGGTTGAAATTAATGCGGGGAGGTACTGACCCTCAACGGTTTGACCGTTGGAGTTGACGTACTGACCGCCTACGCAAACGCCGACAATATTACCGGAGTTGGTAGCTGTTGAAAGAACCAGATAACCCGTGCTGTCGATTTGAACTGTATCTCCAAAGAAGATGGCAGTAGCAAAAGCAGCGGCAACAGGAATCTGTCGGAAAGCACCAGCATACGGCTTGCCATCAAGTGAATTGATAGGCTTAAGGCCGTAGGGCGCTGAGACAGTGGGGTAAGCCATGTTTTAAAGCTCCAAGTTAGATTGATTTTCCAAATGTGACTTTAGAGCGCCGCTCATTGAAGAGTGGCATTCTTGCATCACTTTCACGCATAAAATTGTTATCCACCGATTCCATTTGCGCTCTAGCCTGTTCTTGGTAGTACGCATCACGGTCACGAGTGAACTCAATAGGGGTTTTGCAAAGAAGCAAACCACCAATCTCAATTCCATCTGGGAACCGCCCGTTGGGGTTGTTCAACATCAGGAGTTTTGGTTGGGAGGCAGCCTTCACAGGTTCCCAACCCTCACGGAACTTTGTAGAAATGTTCACGGCATCAGGGGCGTTTAAAGTGCTGATTCGGATCCAACGAAAATCCCAACCATCTTCTTTTTCAGGCTCGGGAAGCAACTGAGGCGGAACCCAACGCTTGGGCCGCATTTGTGATTCACGAGACTCGACAGAGCGCTTTGTACGATTTTGATCATCCATTTTGATTTCTCCTTAATACCGCAACCTCACGAGCATATTGTTCCAATGGAACTCCAAGCCGCTTGGCAATGTTGACTTCTGACTGGGAAAGTGTGATTTTTTTGGGCGCAACACTTCTGCTGGCAGAAGCAACAACGCTTGATTTAGGGCGATGAGATTTCGAATCATCGGATTCCTCGGACTCAAACTTATCCGGGAATACTTGGCGTAACCTACCATTTAAACGCAAATAGTAATTGTCACTTTGAGGATCAACACCCTCGTCATTAACCAGTTTGTCATGCACTCCAAGCGCAAAACTGGTCATTTCCTTGTCCTGACCCCACCAAGAATTTTGTTTCCGCCAATCCTCGGCTTTGTAGTCTGGTTTAGGTTCCGCTTGCAGGTGGGTAGTTTGTACAACATTTTCCTGCTCCTGTAAAGGGGCTGGCTTAAAATTGTTTACACGCTCCACTTTCATCTTTGCGGAAGTCATTTCTTCCTGCGCATTGACTAAAGCATCGGAGTCTCCCGCCTCGTAAGCGTTCTTGTACTTGCGCCTTGCCTCTTCAAGCTCTTGCGCAACGACTCGTTTTGCCTGTTCCAAGAGAGCAGATTGGCTTGTGTTTACAGTGCCTTTGAGGCGCTGGTTCTCATCAAAAAGAGTTTTTGTGAGGCTAATTGCCTCTTCTTTTTCCCTGAGAGCAGCCTCTTTTGCCCTGCGTTCTTCGTGATAACCCTTGGTAAATTCACGGATTTTGTTCCGGTCACGCTTGGAATAGGACTCCAACTCTTCGTCAGTCGGCTCCTGTGGCGGTGTTGCCATAGGAGTTCGACCACGGTCTTCCTCCGGCGTGTCATCAACAATCTCAATTTCTGGCTCTGGCTCTTTGATGGCAAGCCCACGTTTTGGCTGCTCAATCTCAGAATCCTGAAATTCAAATTCAGTTTTCTCGTTATCGGACATATTTTTTCCCCTTACGCACGGGTGATTCCACGAGGATCTTGAACAACAGCTTCAACGCTGTCATCGTTAATCAGGCGAAACTCTTTTCCATGAATCTTGATCCGTGTTCCTGAATTAGGACGGACAAGGACGAAATCTCCAGCCTTGCAAGAAGGCCCGGATGGAAAGCGCTTCTCATCTTTGTAAGCATCAGGCCCAACCTTTACGACAAACAACACTGGCGACAGCAGTTCCTCGTAATGCATGGTCTGGCTTGCTTTGATAAGGCCACCTTCGTACTCTTCATCTATCTCAGGTAAAACGCACAAGAGATAAAACGTTGCTGGATCCGGCACTTGTTTTGCCTTCTCCTCTGTCGTGGCATTCAAAATACCGGACAGATCCACTGCCTGAACATCGAATTCAGTCATCTTCATTACTTTCCATTTTTCGCACAAGGTCGGTTATCACGGACTGTGCGTACAGTAGACCTTGGATTTGCCCGCACAGCTCCCGGTACTCGGCGTAGTCTTTAGCTCCGCCCGTACCAAGTCTTTCGGAAACGATTTCGCTTCGCTCCCTCAATTGTTTTGTGATGTATTCGAATTCGTTCATTGTTTGCGTTTAAACAGGTCTACCTGCACCTTCTGGTTGGCTTGTTTGTCTTGGGCTTGGATGCGCTCTCGCTCAATCTCTTGAGTTCCTTGCATCCTCTGAGTTTCAAGTTGAAGCTTGGCTTGGGCGATCTGCGTGTCTGCCTGCATCTTCTGGGCCTTGGCCTGAGCTTCCATCTGTTTGATTTGCAACTCTTGCTGTTGCATTTGAACCATAGGATCTTGGGCTGCTTGCTGGGCTTGTTGTTGTTGAGCCTGAGCTTGATTGGCCTGAAGAAGCTGGGCAGATCCTTGGGCAACCAGACGAGAGAGTTCGACTTCGACATCCTCTGGAAGCCGGGAGTCCGGCGCAGGGATTGGCACACCAATCTGCTCTTCGACTTTCTTGCGGTAATTGAACGCCAAGTGTTCTGCAATGTGAGCCATTGCTGCGGCTTGGATCTTCTGAGCCATTGGGTTTTGCCCGATGGTCTGAGCAATCATTGGATCCTGCATGAAGGACTGGTGCGCTGCAATATGGGCATCATGATCTTGGTAGATGAATGCCTTGGTTGGCTTGCCATTAAGGAAGGCCATGTTCTCGCTGATCGGATCCTTGGGAGTCTGATCATCTGAGGTTGGAACCAGCTTGTCTGCGTTCCTGACCCCTAGAACCTCAATCATCTGGCGGTGCAAGTTGGGCAAGTCATAGATCTGAGGAGCCTGAGCAGCCAACTGGATCACAGCCTGATACTGCATGATCCGCTGGGCCATTGTTGAGCTATTTGGATCACTGACCGGGATGACCTCGACAATGTCGTAATCTTCCCGCTTGGCCTGACGATTTCCCTTTTCTGGGTCATAGTCATACTCTTCTGGCGCATAGTCCCGAATGATGTTCTTCAGGAGCTTGAACTCCTGTTTCATGGAGTTATGGACACGGGCTTGAACGGCACTCATGGTCTTTAGCTGGCGCTCAAGCAAGGCAAGAGTTGTACCGACAGGAGCATTGGCGCTCATGTCGGAGACTTTCATCTCCCCGATTGAGCCAAGTCGCCTGCCTTCTTCTGTTATCTGATTGAGAAGAGTGAGCAATGTACCGCTGGGTTCTTTGTAGGGCAACGTCATTACGTTGTCTTTGATCGTGCCTGACGGCACATCCACATCCCTGAACTCGCCCGGAGCGATTGGAGTGTCATCTCCTTTGACCCGCATACCTCTGGACTTCAATCCACCCGGCAGGTTGGACAGCGTTCCAGCGTCCACCAACTGACGGATCAGTGCGGTTCCCGCCCGGGCGTATCCGCCAATAATGTGGATTAGGCCAAGGCCATAGAAACCAAAGCCCGGGATGTAACAGTAATCCACAAAGTGCTGGCGCTTGAGCTTCTTTGGATCCTCTTCTTCCCAGTTGCGGTAGATGGCAAGGACTTCATCTGTACCGCAGTCAATGGTGACCACATAAGGAAGAGCAATCCCCGTGGGATCCCCGTTCTCATCTACATCTTCCAAGCCTTCAATGTCCAACTCTGTATGCACTTCCAAGATTTGGTAGCGGTTGTCATCGGTGGCTTTATAACCTTGCTGCTCTGCTTTTTTCTTCTCAATATCAGAAAGGATGTTGACAGGGTCGCCAAGGTCAATGTCTTTGTAAAAGCCGGAGGCTTGCAGCTTCTTCAGTTCATTCTTGGTCTTGCGCATTACATGTGTAACACGCTCTGCGCTGTTCAGGTTAGACGCTCCGTAGGGGACAATGACATCCTCTGCGGGGATAAATATTGCCACCTCACGGCCCATACCCGGGTCGTAGTAGACCTTCTTGAAGGCCGCACCTGCCAAGCCAAGGGAATACAAAAGACGCTCATGCTCTGGTCGGTACTCAGGCATTTGCTCTGTCAGGCGGTAGTTCATGTCTGTTCTGACACGTTCTGCGGCTTCTTCTTTGAGTTTGGTGATTGCGCCAATGATCTGGGTCTTGACTGGGCCTTGGGCTGGGAAGGTTTCCATGATGGACTCAGACTGGAAACGGATGGCGGCTTCCGTTAGGACTGTGGAATAAACGCCACAGGCTCCATTCCAAGGCTGCGTTCTTTCTTCATATTGAAGGCCAAGAACTTCCAAGCCCTTGACAAATGTCTCTGCCCAGTCTTTGCGGGAGTTAATGTCAGCGTCCACGAGTTCAGTAATCTCAGAGGCAATTGACTGAAGGACTCCCTCGTCTAGAACTTCAGCAAGGTTGGAATCAAAGTCCCCGTCATACTCAGACCCCTCTTCAAGGGTGATCTCTACACCGCCCTCAAGCATCTCGGGATCTTCAATATCAAATTCAATTGGGTCTTCTTCCAAACCAGCAATTCCGGCTGGCGCTTGGTAAACATTTTTATCAAAATTAGTTGCCATGATAATCCTCAGTAATATTCCAACTTCCTGCGGTAGATAGGCTCATCTTCTTCATCGCTATCGATGGTGACGAACCCGCCTTTTCTAAACTGCATCAATGCCTGACTGGTCGAGTCCACAAGGTCATCGTTGTCGCCATTTGGGAAAGCTGCCATTTCTTCCATGACTTCATCTGCCCATCTTTTATCTGGACACCAGACAATCCCGGAAGCAAACAGGTCAGAGATTGCGTTTACACGAGCTATCTTATCCTGTCCTTTGTACGGCGTATACTCTGAAACAGGAATTCCTGTCTTCCTCATTTCATAGATTAACGGAGCGCCAGCGGCCCGCTTCTCAACGATCAAAGTATCAGGATCCCATTCCTTCCACATCTCAAAAGCTTTCTTCTTTAGCTCTGGGAACTCCATTCGCCGTTTAAACGCATCAAGCAGGATGATGTTTGCCTTAAGGCTGCCCTTGCTGTCCGGGTGGTTGAACACACCCCACGTTGTGCAAGCGGAGTAATCTGCCCTGTTGTTTGTTTCAAAGGCTGTGTCCCAGCTTTGGATAATGAAAGAGCAAGGTGGAGGCTCATCTTTCTCCCAGATCCTCCATTGATCCCGCTTGACAATGGCTCCCTCTTCGGAAGTGGGGTTTTGCTGGTACTGAGCCTCCCATTTAGCCACTGGAAGCTCTGCCTTAAGGGCTTCAAGCTCTGATTTCTTCCAGAATCCGGGCCACAAAGGGGTTCCAGAGGGCAAAATTGCCGGGAAATCGATCACTTCCCAGTCATTTACTCCTTCTTTTTCCGAGTTTTTGAGGATCTGACCGGTTAAATCCCGTTTTGACCACCGTGTCATCACGATGATGATGGATCCACCGGGCTGTAAACGCTGGCGAGGGCCGGATGTGTACCATTCATAGACCCCATCAAAGACCGCAGGGTTACCTTGCTTGGCTTCCTGCTCAGAATGCGGGTCATCAATGATCAAAAGGTCAGCGCCTTTACCCGTGACAGCACCGCCAACACCAATAGCAAAGTAATCTCCGCCCTTGTCTGTATTCCATCTTCCTGCGGCTTTTGAATCCGAGGACAGCTTGGTGTCAAAGACCTTCCCATAATGCTCAGACTGGACAAGATTCCTAACTTTACGCCCAAAGCCAACGGCTAACTCCGCAGTGTGGGCAGTTTGAATGATTTTCTTCTCAGGGAACTTACCCAAGAACCAAGAAGGGAGCAGATAAGAGGCAAACTCAGACTTGGTATGCCTTGGAGGCATATTGATGATCAATCTCTTGAGACTCCCGGCAGCAACCCTCTCAAAGGCATCTGCCATGATCTGATGATGCTTACCAGAGATAAACCCGGGCCACATCTGAGTGACAAAAAACAAATAAGAATCCCGGCATCTCTCTACCCTATCCATCTCCAACAGGGCAAATATCTTGTTCCTCTCAGCTTCAGGGACAGTGTCCACTACAGCCAAGTAACTCGACACCTCTGCCCTTGTCAATAAACTCATAAGGATGCAACCGCTCTCACAGATTTATCAGGCAACCTGATTCCATAGAACTTCTTAGGACGCTTCTCAAGATGACCAGAGTCTTTCAATGTCTGCACAATCCTGTGCATATTAGATCTGGACTTCATGTTTAAACCCTTAGCCATCACTTCATAAGACGGAGCCATCCCATGTATCTTGATATACGCCTTGATGAAATCCAATACCAATTGCTGCCGTTCAGTCATGCTCTCTCCTTCCTATCAGTTTAAACGTATCTACGAACAATTGCAAGGTGTGCTTCGTGTTTGGTTATCCACAGCTTATCCACAAACGTTTAAACGCATAGCTTATCTTTTTTAAAAATATATATACCCCACCTTTCCAAACTCAAACTTCATTTCTCACTCCCCAGATTAAGGGGGGTGGGGATGGGGACAGTTGTACGCACAATGTGGGAGAGGATATTTGTAGGTGTGGAATGCAGCGTAACGTGTAGCCGGGTGGTCAACGTGCCAATGGGGGTGTACGGGTACGGTGGGTCTACCGCTACGCCGATTCCCTTTGATAGTAGCCCCTCGTTTAAACCTTGCGCTTGTCATTGACTAGCTTGAGATGCCCTGATAGCTCACGCTTGAGTTGATCAGCAGTGACCGACTCAGGCTTGACCTCCGCCTTGTCGATGAACATGCCTACCGACTTACCTAGTAGCTCCAGTGCTTTGAGTTGACTGCCCTCTTGCTTGCCTTGTTTACTGAGTGTCAACAACCGCTTCATTACATACCGTTCTGTATGCGCTCTGTCCTCCGCAAGGTGTTCGATGGTCTCATCCAGTGCATCATTGACTATCGCTTGTATACGAGCATCCCTTGATAGCTTGTATGCGCTTGCAGTGATTGACGCATCCGACCCTTGTGCATTCGGGTAAGCGTCCCGATACGCTTGACGGTATGTTTTCGCTTGGACAATGCCCTGAGCGAATGCAACCTGAGATGCTGTCAATGGTTGGATTCTTTTCCTATCGTCACTCCCATGAGGTTTGCCATCTGCCCTTAGCTTAGGTGCTACTGCCAAGGCTGCCAACCGCTCCGCTTCGCTAAGGTCACCTAGCCCTTGATCCTGATCATCCTGATCAACTTCATCATCCTGATTAGCATCCTCCAGTGCCTTGATGTAATCATCCTTTGATACCTTGTTCATGCGTTTAAACCTCATCTATAGAATTGATCATGATCCCATGCACACACTGTATGCATTACCAGTATTGTTCGCATGATACACCTTATCCACAGGTTGTTCAATCCCTGTTGATAACCCCAGAAGTTATCCACACCTTGTCCTCACCCTGTGCATAACTTGAAAGTTGTCCACACCTTATCCTTTCCACAGCTTATCCACAGTGCCAACCTGTCCACACCTTATCAACCGATTATCCCCAGCTTTGTTCTTTTGTAATCCATCACTCTTATATGCTATCAATAAACACCTGTATTTGAAACCTTTGAGATTAATCCCCTGTGGTTTTATACATGGCTCTAGAATCGATCAGAACATACCTAGAATCGATTTTGACCTCGGTTGATACCTAGACACTCGTTGATCTAGACCCCCCTTCTACCCCCCTTAAAACGCTTCTAAATGGCATGTTACCTTTTGTTTGCAATAGCCTGTATTGGCTTGCATTCTCTTAGATCTACCACTAATAAGATGCACTCAAGTCAACGTCAGTACACACTAACTTATCCTATGTAATAACCCTTTGCTTTGCTCAGGTTTATATCGCACTGTTTGCATTAGCGATATCGGTATGGTCAAATGTCCCTTGTATCGATATTGATACGTTTTATAAAGGTTGATATGACAACAGCAAACAGAGAGCAGTGGTTACAGAATGCCATCGCCGAACTCCGCCCGTTCTTTGATCTCCACAGCAAGCCCTTGCCCCTTGCAGTCAAGGTTGCCTGTGGACTGCCAAGCAATGCCAAGCGCAACGGTGCAATTGGCGAATGTTGGGCTGACACTACGTCAAGCGATGGATCGTTCAATGTGTTCATCTCCCCCACACTTGATGACCCCATGCAAGTCATTGAAGTGCTTGTTCATGAACTCTGCCACGCAACCGCCGGAGCGATGAATCACGGCGTGAACTTTCAACGTGTCGCAGAGTCAATGCACTTGATGCCCATTGGCACTGGATCTGCCCCGTGGAAATCTACTAAGGGTACTTTGAATTTTGATAAGACCTACGGTGCGATTCTCAAGTCGTTGGGTGAATACCCTCACGGTGCAATCAGTCTCAGCACACACAAGAAACAAGGCACTCGCATGTTGTTAGCAGTCTGCCCCTCATGCAATTTCAAGATCCGCCTGACTCACCATTGGGCGGCAAAGGGTCTGCCAACATGCGGGTCGCATGACGGTATGGGCAATGTGTGCAACGACAATTTCATTCTGGCATAAGGGGCAAACCATGCAATTCTTTATCAACATGACCAAGGCGGATCAAGTCATTCGCACCGCCCCCGTCATCAACGCCACTGACTCTTATTTCAAAACCCATGAGGTGCGAGTCGAACTGTTTGACTACGGCACTCCGATGGGTTGGGGTTATGACGTGCGTACAAGGGTGCTTTTAAACGGCGTGGCTTTGCC